TCGTTTACTTTTTTAATTATGGATATAACAGAAATAATAGCAGAAATAACAGCTAAAGCCCAACCAATAATAGGTATAGATTTAATTGCTGTACTAGCCACTTTCGCGCCAGCTGCAACCATCGCACCCATTATTTGCGCCGCAGTACCAACTAGCATAAGAGAAACAGATAAAAATGTCAAACCTGCAGCAAAACCTTTTACAATTTTTGCATTTCGTTCGCCCTTTTCGGTTCCATCATCCATTTTATTTGCAAGCAAATATAACGCGCCAGCAGCAATGCCCGCAGCCATGCCAATTCCTTGTAAAGCAGAACCATATGCTGATAATGTCTAAGTCTACTATTGAGCGCTATTATCTAAATCCTATTTTGCAGCATCTACTTCTTGCTATTTATTCTATACAGCTTTATTATAAGCAACTGCTTCATCATCGCCTGCATCACGTATGGCCTTTTCATTTGCCGGATCTCTTATCCATGCTGCACGTCCCTCAGAGGTTTTTAATTTAGCTAATTCAGCAGATTTTTTATCAAAGGCATCCCGATAAGTTGCAGCATCCTAAACACCCTAAAGAGCCATAACACGATTATATCGCCCACTAGTTTTTTCTCCATATGATTCAAGACCTTTATCCTATATTCGATCTTGTCCTTTTTTACCAAGTCCAGCGAATGGATGCGCCATTTGACGATAAGCAGAAAAATTCTATTTCATGCCAACTAATCCGGCACCAACTCCAGCTGATCCAGCAGCTCTAGTACCGAGAATCACACCAACATTATTAAGTATTCCTCGAACAGCCATACCGCCCATTTTGAAAACGCCAAAAGCTGCAGCAACACTTAATATAGATTTAGCTAATCCATTACCACCAGATAATTTATCAATTACATTATTAATGGTTTCTAATAATTTACTACCAAAATCAATAAAACCCTTAACTAAATCACTATTAGCAATACCCATTATAAAATTTTGCCATTCAGTTTTTAATTTAGTTAATTTAGCATCTAATGAATCAAGTGTTTTTTCAAACTATTCTTGACCAGAACCCGCTGCATTATAAGCCATTTGTGTTAATTCAGTAGTACGATTAAAATCTTGCATTAATGCTAAGAAACGTGACTGCTGACGACTACCTGCGGCCTACGTAGCAATATATCTCTATTGAATTGTAGTAAGACTTTCCCATTTCTTACCTAATTCTATAAAAATTTCATCAAGACCTTTCGCGCCAGTAAAATATTCATTCATATTAATACCGGCGGTACGAAGTGCTTTAGAAAGTTTATTTACATCAACTTCTTGTCCTTCTTCATCAGTACCTAATAATTCACCCTAATTATAAAGTGTTTTAACTTCTGTAAAACGAGCAATAACTGTTTTTAAAGCAGTACCAGCAGTTTCAGCACCTTCGCGCGTACTTTCAATAATTTTCGCTAAGAAACCAGCTGTATTTTCAAATGACATATTAGCACTATTAGCTAATGAGGCCACCTTACTCATAGCAGTAGATAATTCTTGTACGTTAGAAGCAGAATTTTGTGCTAATTTTGAATAAACATCATTAATACGAACCGCGCTAGTTTCGTTAAGTTCCATTTTGAAACCACGAAGTGCAGCAGTCATAGAGTCAGTAGCAGCAGCAGCTTCAATACCAGCTACGCGTGCCATCTTTAATGTTTCAATACCAAGCCCAAGCGCAGAATCCATATCCAAACCCTATTGTACATAAAGAGTTTGTGCGCTATATACATCTTTAATAGATGCTGCTAAAGTTTTAGCTTTTTGAGTATATTCAGGCAATGTTTTCCACATCTAACCAACGGTTTTTGTAGAAACAACTGCTGTTTGAGTCATTGCAGCATCTAATTCTTTAATTGTTTCAATACCAGAACGAATTGCTCTTCTAAATAACTAGAAACCACCAACCATAGAAAAGAAATATTTAAGACGATAAGTAAGCATATCTAAGTCCTATGCTTTATCACTCATCTATTTAAATCCATCTCCTGCTTGGCGAGCTTTTTCTCCCATTTCTTTTAATGGTGTGCCCATACCAGAAGAAATAGATAATAACTTCTATAATTGATCAGCAGTCATTCTAATACTGCCTTCTTTAAGTCTTTCCAAAGCAGTATTTAGTTCATCAATACTAGTAGCATTTTTTAATGTTTCATTACCAAAAATTTCACTTAATTTTTGCTTATATTCATCAAAGGCCGCAGTATCTTTAGCTGTTTGATTAAGCTATTTAATCTAATCCTAAACAGTTTGTATCGCCGCAGTCTATTTAGCATAATCTTCTATACTTTTTTGCTAATCAGTATCTGCTTTAGTCTATTCAGATTTAGCTTTTTTAATTATTTCATCTTGTTTTGCTATTTCTTCATTAAGAGCACTCTATTCCTACTTTAATCTTCCTACTTCTCCAGTTAATGAACTTACTATATTCTAATATTCGGTTATTTGTTTAACCTAATCTTCAGAAAAACTACTTTTATCTGTTTCAAATAATCTTAATTTTTTCCCGCCACCAGCAACATCTGACATTAAAGCCTATAATTGCTTTATTCTAGCCATTTTTGCTTCAATTTCAGAATCTAATGAGTCAGCAGTTCTACCAGATGAACTTCTTAAATTTGCTTTAGTCTATTCTGCAGCCTATACTTTAGCTTTAGCCGCATTAGAACGAGCTAAAGCTTCATCACTTTTTCTTTCTGCTTCAGTCTATGCTTTCTGAACTTTATCTAAGGACTTAGCTAATTTATCTGCTTCTGCCTGAGTTTCTTGAATGGATTTAGTATATTGTCTCTGAGCCGAATTAGCCTATTCTAATTTACTATCCATTCCATTAATCATGGCTAATAAACCTTTAGAACCACTTGCACCGGCACGATCTAATTCTACAGCAATATTTCTAATTATAGTACTAACTTTACCAATAGAAGTTTCGACACCCTTAACATCACCTAAACCAGTTATTGCCTTTGAGCCCCTCGTTTCTAATTGAGATAAAGCATCATTTAATTGACTGACCATCCCAGTAATTTTACTAGAAAAACCAGAACTAAAATTAGATTTACTCAAAATATTCTATAGTTCATTTGCAGCACTACGTACTTGTGCTATATTAGCACTAATATCAAGAGTAACACTTACATTTTCTTTAAATCCCATATTTTCACCTCAATAAAAAAATTGACATTAACTTTAAGTTAATGCCAACTTATATTACATATCACTATCTATATCGTCATTAAGGAAGTACATCTCCATTACCTTTTGGTCAGTTGTACTACCATCAGGTAAAGCTTTAGCCTAAAATCGCCCAACTACTGGGTTCGCATTTTCTCCCAAACGAATAGATAAGTTAGACATTAACTTTAGTTTCGGAATTATTATAATTCCGGTATGAGTATGACCTGTAACGTCATCCTTAATCTTTGTTCTTCCTTCAAGTCTTAAAAATCCTTTGAACAATCTTTGCCCAACTGATATTAAGCTTCCTCCATTTTGGTATTCATATTCATAATCTAATACCAACTCTTTATATACATTTTCAATTTGATATTTTTTTTGTTCTATATTCTAATATATTACTTTCGCGCCGGTTGCCGCATCATAAACATAAAACGTACCACATGGAACCTGTGAAGAATAAAAATATCCATTTTCATCAGATTCAACAGTCTCGCGCACTGGTACAATAATACTCTCATTTGGGGAAATAGAATATAATTTAGAATTACTCATCATTGCAAACTATAATTTAGAAAATATACCCCGGTCCATAAAAAAATTAACTTCTTTAGTCGCTTCCCACCAGACATGAGGAATATCATGATAACCACCGTGCGCAGTAATATATGATTTACTCTCATTAAAACCAGAAATCTAAATTGAATCAAAATAAGCTATTGTTTCACCCTCATCAACCTAGATACCACCAATCTCTATAGGATAAGTGGTTTTTAGCTTTACCGAATACAATTCTTTAATTCCAAATTCATTTTCCGCCATATATTACTCCTTAAAAATAAAAGGTGGAAGAATTCCTTCCTCCACCTTTAAATTTTTTTAATTCTATTATGAATTAGAAACAAGGTCATACTGAACAAGCTTCATCATTTCACCATCTTCTGGACGAAGAACTGTAAGGTTCATATTGAACACCGCAGGATCGCCTTCTGCTTCGAGAGTAATAGTATTCTCGGAAGTCATCTTCGCCTTTGGAATAATGAACTGGAAGAACTGGTCAGAACCATCAACATCAGAACGAGCATAAGTATCGCCCTGTACATAATATGTACCTGGGAATGTATCAGCACCAACAGAGATTGTCTTAGTAACTGCTTTCACAGTATACTTAACAACATACTTATTACCAGCAACTGCTGTTGCGGCCTGCCATGCTGCTGCAGTAGTAATAGATGCATCACTATTCTTAAGTTCGGTACCAGTTTCATCAAAAACACCAACCAAAGTAATCTGATTGTTAAATTTGACAGAACCAGCTGGCGCATTGGTTTCACTACCCATATAAAGCTTAACGCGTTTACTACCTTCAGTAGAATCGTAAATATCAGCTGTTATATAATCAGGAAGTGCAGTAGTTGTTGCACGAACTGTAGCTGCACGACTCACTGTGACACCAGAAGCATCAGATTGAGTAACAGTACCATCACCAAACATGATAGCCATAGACTTCGCAGAGAAAAGCGCATCTTCAATGGTAACATTAATTTCCTTGCCATAATCCCAAGTAACAAGTTTCGGATTACCTTTACCACCACGAGCGTCAACAGTTTCAGCTGTCTGTTCAATAGTGGAAACTTTTAATGTATCAAGATATAAAACAGGCTTATCAGGCTGACCGGTTGTTTTATTAATAGTATAAAATGTAACGTCAGCAACCTCTTTAATACCATAACGATCTAAAATACTAGCCATTTATATAGCCTCCTATTTTAATTGTCATTTTTATTCATCCAATATTTAGGTTTAATTTTTTTGCTATCCGCGCCAGCAAGTAAACTACGAATATCAACTTCATATCTTTCTTTCTATTGATATTTTTCTACCAACAATTTAGTCGCGGCATAGCTCATCTCTCCGATATTAAGTGGATTTAAACCAATACCCATACAACAAATTGAAACCAAAGTTTCTTCAAAAGTTATTCCAACACCCTTTTTTGCTTTTATTCGATCACGATAGCGCGCTTTCGCTTTCATTCGCTTAATACGCGGGTCCTCATTTTCTTTTGGTGGGTCAATTGGTTTATCACCCAATGAGCACCGTATAGCATTTTGAAATTCAAAAAAATTATCCTTATTTAATATTCTAAAGTCTTCCGGCTTTTTAGCTTTTAAGGTTTCTTTCTCTAAATCACCTATTATAATACTCTATATTTCATATAATATAGAAACTGGCTCATGAATATATAATTCAAAACTTTTAATAAACTATTGCTCAAATTTTTTATTATACATACAATTTATTAAAAAATATTCAAGTACAGTTGGTATCTATATAGGATTACCCTACTAGTCCATTTTATCAGCAAATAAATCTTCTATTTCTTCTTGAGAAATAGTTAAAATATTTGCTATTCCTTTTGTTTCTTCCCTTAACATATCATTAATTGTGGGCGGATAAATTGTACATAAATTTTTAAACTTCTAAGGAAGCCCTAAAAATGTCTCAATCATAAGAAATTAAATAAAATACCTATTCATAACAGCCTATTTCATCTGTTAAAAAGTTTAAATCAAAATCTCCGCCTTTCATTTTTCCAAGTCCATTAATAACTTTTCCATCTAGACTTTCCTATATCTCTCCAAGAATAGCAAAAGGACGCAACTATACATCTTTAATAATCCATTGAGTCAAAGGTACAAAAACTTCAATGCCGATACTAACATCTTTAAATTCATTATTACTAAGATTCCGTCTACCACGAACAACTCTTATAGCAATAATAGAATGGGCTGTTTCTTTTGGACCAACACGAGGAATAATTTTAATAAATTTATCAAATATTTCGTTTTGTATCTACTCATTTGTTAAATCCTCATGATTATATGGATCTTTATCTGTATAATATAATAATTTTAATAATTTCTAATTAGCCAGAAGACGCTTCATTATTTTTTGAGCATTTTCGCCTATATCAGCACAATTACGAACGCCGCCCATTATGATTCACCACCTTTCTAAAGCCAATAAAAATCATCCGGATTATCCTATTGAGTAGGCGTCGGCGCAGGTGTATGATCATAAATATATATAGGATCAATACTTACAAACTCAACACCAGGTGTCGACTATCTATCATAACCAGTTACTCTATATGCTTCTTTAAGTTTTCCTTCGCCAAGTTCAAAATAATCATCTTTCTGAATATTTTCATTAGTTGGCATAACCATAAAACTTAATTTAAGATTTTCAGTATATATAGTATCCATACGACTACGTGAACGAATTTCGTCTTTTAACATATTATCTTCTTGACCATAAAAATAAGCTAAACTTTCAAAAGTATCGCCATTTTCATGCTGCCAAGAAATAGTATGAGTCATTTTTAATACTACATATCTATTATAACCACTTGCTTTAATATTTTCAAGCCAATAAATCATCCATGGTCGTAACTCAAAATCTTTATCCGGAATATAAAGAATAGTACCCGGCGCGATATTAAGGTTTACTCGTGTAAGTAAATACGCGCGCGTTTCTGTGTTATCTTGTTTATATCGTTCAAGAAGTCCAGGCTATTCTCCATTATAATCAAAATCAATTCGATAAACACTTTTCATTAATAAATGCTCGAATTGTTTTTCTCTTTGCGTCTAAATTCGAGACTGATAATTTAGACCATATCTATTTAACCGCAAGTCATAAATTTTCTTGTAATCCATTTCTTTCCTATTTAGAAAGAAGTCCCATACATTCAAATACGGTTTTTCTAAAATACTCGTATTCTAAATAGCGCAAAGCATTGGTTTTATTCATTAATTCAATCCAATTAATTGTTTTACTATCTTCAGAAAAGCCGGATAACTCAATTATAATTGAATCAAGAAATTTTTCCCAATCTCTGCCCTTCTCGCGCTCGCAAAGTAAACCATAATACTTATTTTTTAATTTATTCAAATAAGCCTCGTTAAGTAATTCTACATCATTCATGAATTCTTGCCCGCCAATTTACTATATTCGAAACTCTTACCTTTGCGCGAACGATAATAGACCCTTTCTAATTTTAAAGCATTATATTTTTCTGCTTCAAGCATATCCTTAAATTTAGCAAGCAAATTCGCTTGTGAAAAATCGCGCTCTTCATAAAGTGGCTTAATATTTTCCCAAGTAAGAATAGTTCTATTTAACCATTCACATTTCATATATGTTGCTATAATTTGGATTTCTTCGTTGCTTAAATCATTTTCAAAACCGTCGTCTCCACGGTCAAGAGAAACTCGCGGAAATTTAAACCAAGGAATCGCGCCCTCTAATAAAGAACGCAAATCTTGTTTTATTTCTTCTTCAGTCCAAAAACCCCATTCATCTTCCAAAATTTTTGAAAGAAAGGCATCATATACTGTCTCATAGGAGGTCATATTAGTCCTCCTTTGCCTCTTGCTCCATTTGAATGGATCTTAAGGGGTCAATATCAGTTCTTTCTTGTAAATACTTGAACTTATCAATATCAATAATCTTATTAGCAATAGCATACTGCACAACTGCAATGCACTGTTCACGTGATACCTTATCCATATTTGTCTTAAATTCATGATAAGGCATAACTGTCATATAGCGCTTAATTTGCGAATCATCAAGAACAATAATATTTTGTGGCTCTTCCGCATCTTGTGGTTCAAGATCCAAATCAATCTTTGTTTGCATATCTTGAATATAAAGAGTACCATCTTCAAACATTGCGCGTGTTCCATTATCATACATCATCTGCTGAAGTAAATCAAAGTCAATCTTATACTTATCACCCTTCTTGCGCCAAGTATGATCAAAATGAAACTCTTTTAAAACAATACTAACCTGTGCGTTAACTGTGCTAACAATTTCAACCATTTTTCTTCCTTCCATAAATAGAATTCTCCTTTTTACTCATAAAAATTATGGGGAAGGAAGTTTTTCCTTCCTTCCCCATTGTAGTTAAATTAAATTATATACCGTAGGGTTGATCAATAGTCTGTGGAATATCCTTGTTCTGATAGATGCACCAGTTGTGATATGTTAAGATAGCACAACCCATTTTCTTCCAAGCATGGATTTCCATAGAATTATCTCTGTTCTCAAAGTCCTTAATCTGAGTTGCACCTTCATAAACAACCTTGACGATCTTTTCGCCACCAGTTGGGAGAATGTATGCAAGCTGTGGATCAATATAAGTCTTATCATTGTTTTCATCAACGAAAGACTGTGGGATCTGAACAATTGGATACCCACGGAAAATATTGACGTAACCAGTATTGTGGATAGCATCAATATCTTGTGGATGATAAACACCCTGATAATTCGCGCCAACTGGAACGATCGCATCTGCGCCCATCTCTGCGATGAACTCAGGTGGAGCAAAGATAACAGCACCCTGGCCGTAAGCCTTTGCAACGCCGCAAAGCTTGAACATCTTATCGCTGTCAAATCCATTAACCATATAAACATTAGCTGCAGGACGACCACCAGCATTTAAGGAAGCACGAAGTGCACGCTGAACCTCAACAAATGCAGCATCTGTCAAACCTTCAACGATAATATCCATCAATTCAGCCATATCTTCAGCGCCATCAAGATAACGCTCAAAATCAATAGTAGCTGCGCCGCCGATTGCATGAGCACCGACTTCGAATGTATCCTTATCAAGACGGAATGTCTCATAAACACCAGAAAGACCAACCTGTGTTAAGAACTTCTTAGCACGCATACGGCCCTTACGTGTAACGAACATTGCCTTCTGACCCTGCTTAACAGTTCTGAACTCCGCGAAAGAACCCATAACTTCAAGGGTCTTCTTAGGAAGGATTTCATCAGCAGTCTGGATGATAATATCGTAAATATCATAACGATTTCTCATAAAATCGTTAATAGAACCAGCAATCTTCTGTAACTCACCGCGGAGAGTTTCTTCGACATCCTCATTGGAGAAGTTCGCTGGAGCTGTATGATTTGCACAATGAAGCGCTAATTCATATAATCTCTTATCCATTATTGTATCCTCCTTTAATTATGCCTGCACGCAGTAGAGTTGCACACCAAATGTACCATCAGGCATTGTGAAACCACGACGAACCATAAGAACTGGACCTTCAGTTGGCTTTGTTGCAGAAATAAGGTGCGCACCAGTGTCAACACAGATACCCGCATAGAGAGGAGTTGTCTCAACATCCGCGATAGCATCTGTTAAATCTTTTTCAGTAGCAAACTCGGTTGGATCATAAGAAATACAATTAGTTGTATACTTATCGCCAACTGCGAGATAACCAAGACGAGGATAAAACTCGCCAATACGATTAGCGAAATTCTTTAAACCAGGAGTACGCTCATCGTAAATATGTTCAGAACTATAAACAAGCGCGATAGGATAATTTTCACCGCTCACTGGGAGCTTAACAATACGGCGAATATTATCAACAGCAAGAAGCATACCGTTTTCAGCTGGAACGTTTGCGAAATCTGTATCGCTGAGCGCGCACTGAGCTTCAATACGGCCATCTCTACGGAACGCGGCATTGTTTAATTCTACTTGACCAAAACCGTCAATGACTAATCTATTAGCAGCCATTTCATATTCCTCCAAGAATTATTTCTTATATTTAGATAAAAGTTCGGCTAAACCGCCTTCATTCTCTTCTGGTTTAGGAAGATAAGAAGGAGTTTTTGTAAAGACAGACACATTATTTTTCTTTAACTCATAAGCAAGCGCCATATCAAGAGCAGTATCATCACTATATTCATCAACTTTCGCCGAATAAGTTTCAATAATCTCATTTGGTAATAAATCGGAATAGCTTGCAATAATCGCTTGCTTCTTTTCCTTTTCGACATTTGCCTTATAGGTTTCTAAAGAATTAATTTTGTCTGTGAGTTCAGAAATTGTCTGAGAAGCAGTTGCAAAATTGTCCTCAGCAGTTTTCTTTTCCGTATTTAAAGTAGCTACGGTTTCTTCATACTCTGTAATTTTAGTGCTATATTCATTAATTTGATTTGTAAGTTCATCAACTTTTTTAACAGCTTCCTGTCCATTGGTGAATTTTTCTTCAATCAACTCATAAGAACCAGTGATTTCACGAAGTCTCTCAACAACCGCCTTCTCAGATTCTGTAAGATCAAGAATGTAGCAAGGAGTAATTTCGCCAAGCTCCACTAAATCTTTTTCATTATCTTTTGTATATTTTACTCGTTCAAAGCGATTATTTTCATAGCTGAAAACGAGCGCGTAATCATCATAAATGTCTTGGACAGCGTAAGTAATAAGCCAACCATTTTCTTCGTTATACTTATCATTCAAAAGCGCCCAAATAGCATTAAATTTCTGATTATCGGAAACTTTAAAATTTAATTCCATATTATTGCCTCCAATAGAAAATTCTGAAGCTTTATTTTCTAATTCTTCAAATTTCTAAAGAATATCATTATATAAGGTGAAGAAAGCCGCGCCCTCAAAGCAAGGTTCAACTAAATCACCTAATACTTGTAATCCGTAAAATGCGCCGTCTGTAAATTTAAACATCTTGCGCCCTTTTGCATAAATCCATTCACCCTTTATGGAAGGGGGATAGAGTTCCATAGAATGAGACTTACCAACAATTTTATTCGCTTCTTGATAAAGCGCTGTATAAACATATACCGCGCAAGAAGCATATTCACGCTCAATGCCGTCTTCGTCTACGTGTTTCACCCATTCAATTTCAGGCTCTTGCGGAACTACACCATAAATGCGGCCTTCATCATTAGCCATACCATGGTCTTTAAAATCTTGTGTCTCTTCTTCGTAAATCCCCTTTAGGGGAGCATAAGGTAAAGTACTTAATAACTTTTCAGCAAATTCATCACTTATATAAGAACCATTACGATTCTCATACTTATAAAACAAGCGCGCACGGATTTTTGAAATTGTAGGAGTAACTTCAATGGGTTCACCATAAGTAGTTACTTGAAAATTAAATCTACTCATTAATCAGTGCCTCCTTGACCTTGAACGTCTAATGAACGTTCATTAGCTATTGTTTTAGCGGATTTTTCGTCATCTGGTTTCTTTGGACG